ACTCCAATCCGTAGAACTTAACTTACCTGTATTTGTAGCCGAAGCCACAGGCAAATTAAAAGTATGTGTATCTACAAGTGAATTTATATTAAAGTCAGTTCCGCTTGTTCCTGTAGTTAAATTTTGCACTTGCGCAGTCAACCCATTTAATGCAGTAATTCCTGTACTGAATGTAGTAATAACTTCACATAAATGACTATTTTCAGTATGTAAAGTAATTGTTCTTCCACTATTATTTACATAAACTCTAATGGCTAATCTATCCGTTATAGTTAATGCTGTAGAAGGTACTGCTAAAGCAGTTAAATATAAATCAATAGCAGTTCCATTTGTTATTCCTTCAGGTGTAGCAGAACTACTTGCTATTAATGTAAATACAACTCCATCATATTTGTAAAGTTCAACATAAAAAGATGGAGCACCTCCACCTGATGAGGCGCTAAAATACATTTCAAAGTTCCAATTACCTGCAGGAATATTTAATAAAGAAGGGTCTCCTGCATCCGTAATAAATTGAGAAATATATCCATTAGAACTTATAGTAAAATCAGTGCCTGTACCTATAATTGCTACTTTACTCATTTCGTAATAAGTATTGCCACCAAAAGTTCCTTGATTAACACTTCCGTTTAAATAATATGCTACCGAACTTCCACCACCACCACCTGTTGGCAAAGTAGCCAAAGTACCATCACCTCTAATATATTGAGAAGCAACACCCGCTCCTGTTATTGCAATCGTTCCATTGCTTGTTAGAGGGCTATTAGAGACGTTAAAAGCACTTGGCATAGATAAACCCACACTTGACAATAAAGTCGGAAATGTAGTTAAATCACCTGCTCCATTTATATACTGAAGATTAGTTCCGTTAAAACCTATGTTTATTGTTCCACTTGTAGTAATTGGCGAACCTGTAATATTTAATGAATCTCCACTCTCCGTAACTGCTACACTTGTTACTGTTCCTGTCGAACCACTTGCTCTTTGCCATATAGTACCTGAATAGATAACTTGGTCTCCTACAACGAAAGCTATTGGACCAGCACCAAAGTTTACTGTACCAGCTACATTACATAAATAAACATCTCCTTGATTACCTGTTCCATTCACAAGAGTAGGAGTGTTTGTCGCTGCGTTCCAAGTACCTTGATACTCCATTACAGAGTTAGGTAATTGAGATACTAATATCTTACCATTAACATCTAATTTAGGAACCCCATTAGCTACGTTAAAAGCTAATGAACTCAATACTCCACTTGTGCCTATAATGACATCGTTTAAATTCCTAACCTTTGCACCTGATGAAACAACTATTTGATTTGCCATTATTATTAATTTATAACTAAATTATTGAAAAAGACTTCTTACGAACTCCCCACTCTCTAAAACCCTACTAAATGTTAATATTCCAGTAGAACTTACCCACTTCACTTGCTCATCTACAGGAGTACCACTTGATAAAATTCCTTGAACATCAATACCACCTCTTGATACATAAAGACAAGACTTGCCTATCATATCTGAATATGTTATTGTAGTTTCTCCACCTGCTGCAGTTGTTCCTTTCGTATAAACTGCTCCACCACCTATTATTACCACACCTTCTGGGTTTATTGTTGTTCCTGTTAAGCCATAAGCACCTGATCCTTGTAATGATACTGAGTAAGTAGCTATGTCTTTATATGGTCCGTTTATTTGTAAACTTGTTAGATTACAATTACCACTTATAATAACTAAACCATCTACTCCGTTATCAATAACAAACTTTACTTCTATTTGAGTTCTATTTTGTTGCTGCTCAAGTAAGAAAAGATATCCGTAACCATTTAAGGTTATTAAGCCTTCACAACTAATACTCCAAGAAGCTACATCGTTCTTAAATTCACGATACCAAGCACTTGTTTGAGAAGTTACTTCCTTTTGCTCAACATCAACTGAAAATGAACAATTCGTTGAACAAGCAAATGCAATATCTCTACCCTCTGGATATGCCTCCGAAGGTGGTTCGTGATAATAAAGCATTATATTTTTACCGATTACATTGTCTGCCATATTGCAAAGTTAAACTATATTAATATTAGAATATTATTTTATTAGTCTGTAAATTTATAAGAAGTAAATTTATCAATTGTTGCCTCTATATCTGTATTAGATATCTCTAATAAAGTAGCAGCTATACTATTATTTACATATTCAATAGTACAGTTTCCTAGCATATAAGGTTTATTAGCTACACTTATTTGTACTGGGTCGGTATCTGTTGCCTTAATTAATTTAGAAGCATTCATATTAGGATAATTAGCATTAGTAGTAACAAAACTACTTACATAACCATCTATATTAATAATTTTCTTAGCAAAGCAATTTATTTGCTGTTGTAGTATTAATTCATTTAAACTAGTACCTGTATAAGTCATACCATATCTAGTCCATCCTTGAAGTGTTGCAGAAGTGCTTGATAATAACTCCCCCTCTGCTGTAGGAAATTCTGTTGTAGGAACAAACCCATAAGGCAAATCTATTTGTTTAATATATTGATTTGAGGAATTTATAAAAGCATTAAACTCTTGTTTTTCTGCTATATATGACGATGTTAAGTTAAAATTAGTTACGCTACAAGTTTCTAAACCATCATTTACCCAATTAATATATAATTGTCCAGTATTTTTAGTTTTAGGGAGTGTTATACTAAATACAGACCCATCATCTCCTACATTAAACCCAGGTATTAGATATCCATTACCATCATCAATAAGATTCCAATAAGGCTTACCATCTACATCTTTTAATAAATAATAAGTAGATATAGCATCTACTACTTTTATTTTTAATCTACCAAATGCATTTGATATTGGGCTATTTGCATTTTTAAAAAACATTGAATATGTAAGATTATTAGAAACAGAAACCTTAGGTAAGTTTAGTAGGTCTATTGTAGTACTTCCCCCTCCTCCTACATATGTTATATCTATTGTAGTAAAATTTAATCTTGCAGGTGATGTACTCCAATCATAATATGTAAAAGTAGAACCAGCACCAGTATTATATATAAAAAATGATTGAAACTCTAATATTGGACTAGTATTATATACCATAAAATTTCCGTTATCAATTAAATTTTTATCATAGTTTATATCTTTAACTAAACTTATTCTATTGTACCCTTTAAGAAATAATTTCATTTGACTATTATCAATAAAATATAAACCACTTGTATTATTTATATAAGGCTGAATAGTACTAAGAGTATTTAAGTTGCTACCACTTGTTACAACCGAACCAGCTGAATTGTATTGAGTAAAAAAATTATTTTCATTAGCAAATTCATTTACAGCTACTATCCACCATTTGCCACCTGCTTGAAATAATCTACAACCAAAAGACCTTATTATTTTTGTTAAAACATCATAACAAGACTCGTATGTATAATCTTGGTTTTTAAATGTTCTTACAGGTAAGTATGTTTGATTAAAAGGCTCGTATTGAGTACCAGATGCTCTAGTTGTCATTCCTGAAGCATAATAAGAGCATACTGTCATTAAATTAAGATTTGTAGGAAAGTTTAATGAGTTTAAAGCTGTTAACATATATGTAAGAAGTGTTCTTACATTATTTGTAATATTGTTAACATTTGTTGTGTATATAGGAATACTAGCTAACATACCAATCCCATCAACAGCATTAAATGACATTTGTTTCCTACCTGTGCTAAATGATATTTGTATATTATCATTAAGTGTATATCCAACCCATTCTAAATCATCCCCTAAAAATAACTTAACAAAATATTTTCTATCATTATTGCTAACAAAATCTGGTACATTATCTAAATTGTCAGTAACATCTATTGTTACACTTAACTGACTTGCATATATAGGTTCAAATGGGTCATCTGAATTTGGTAAATATTGTAAATTTATATTTACTCCTAGATATTCAATAACTGTTGGAGCAGAGCCTAAATCCTCTTGTAAATACAGATAAGCAGTTTTATTAGCTCTTGTAGCAAACGTAAATTTATATTTATTATAATATGCCATTATGAGCCATTTCTTAAGTTTAATGATTTTTCAGACCTATTTAAAGCTAATACTAAATCGTTACCTCTTAATACAAATTGGCCACCACTAGCTGCATTATTACCACTATTTGCTCCACTTGCAAAAGCATTACCTAAAACGCTATCTAATTTTGATAAAGGCATAACTGCTTCACTTTCTCCACCCTCACCAACCATTGCGAATGTAGGTTTACTTACTATACCACCTTCTGCCATTGGAGTAAATCCTAATAACTTACCTAATCCTCCAAGCAATCCTCCTGTTGCACCACTACCTGATCCAGCAGCACCACCCATTCCTAAAGCAGTCATAATTGCTTTAAATATTAAAGCCTGTACAACCATTTGTGCAAGTTGTATAGCCATATTTTTAAATACATTTAAAATTGCATCTCCAATATTTTCACCACTTTGCAATGCTTGAAATATATTTCCAATACCTTCTGAAAGGAAAGTGGCTGTTATTTGAGCTTCATTTAATAAATAATTAAATTTAGCTTGTTCGGTAGCAGCTAATGCAATTGCCTGTGCGTCTAAAATTGCCTGTGATGGTCCTTCAGTTATAGGTGTTTGTGGTGCTAATGGTGCTGCTGGTAAAGCATTTCTTTCTTGTGGAATAAATGTTCCAACTTGTTCTGCAGTTAATTTAGTAAACGCTTTATAGTTTTTAGTTACTTGTATAATAGTTTTATCTAAATCTTTTGCACCTTTATCCATTACATAATACGCATTATTTGATTTTAACGCATTATCTATTGTTGTAAATACTTCTTTATTTAAATCTGCAATTCCATTTGTTAAATCCGTTACTGATTTGTTTGCTGCATCAAAAGCATTTTTATCTCTAGTAGTTACGGCTGACATTGTTACTGAAGCATCAACATAACCATTGACCATATTTTTAGACCTTTCTACACTTGCAGCATAATCTTCACCAGCTTTTTTTGCTAATTTTGTAGCATCTGCTAATTTTATATTTTTATCAGCAATTTCATCTATATATCTTGAAGTAATTGCTTGTGCAACTAAAGCATCTGTATACATTGTAACTGCTGCTCTTGCGTCATCAGTTGTTTTAATTGTAGTGGTATAAGCAGCATTTACTTTCCCTAATTCGCTTCTAACTGCATCTAATGCTTCTTTCCTTCTTGCATCAGTATTTGTTGCATCTTCAGCAACTCTAATATAAGCTAGTAATTTAATTCCACTTTCACTTGCACTTGCTCTAGCCTTATTTAAACTTTCTGCAAACTTATCTTGTGCTTCACTAGCTTCATCCGTACCATTAATAAACTTTGCTATTTTAGGACCAAATGCAACTATTAAAGATGAAACAACACCTAATGCAAGACCAATACCTGCTGGGCCCATTAAACCTTTAGCCATCTCCTTTAAAGCTGATCCTGCTGATCCACTTGTTTCTTTTAATCTTTGGAATGATTCTAATAAAGGGTTTAAGTTATTTGCAATACCAATAAAACCATATGGAGCATCTTGAGCAACTCTTGAAACATTGACCAAAGCCTGTGTAGCTTGATTACTTGCTGGAGTTACTTTTTTAAATGCAGCACCTAATTGAGTTGTAGCAGTAACAGTTTCCTGTATATTTTGAACGGCTTGTTTATTGTCAGCCGTTATCGTAATTTTTAATGTTTCTTGTGCCATTTTATTATTTTACTCCGTACAACTTTAATGTTCTTGCTAGTTGTTCTTGCGTTAGTTTTGGCTTTTCCTCTTCTACTTCATCACTAGGCAAAGGGAAAAAGGACTTTATACTTTTCGGATTTTTATCCGTTGAATTAGACCTATAAATCATATAAGCTAAAGTTCTTGTCCTTTCCCATTCCTTTATCTGCCGATTATCATAAGCCTTTTTATATAATAAAAATTCTCGCCAAGTAAGTTGCCAAAACTCATTAATTGTCAAGCCAACTTCTATTGCGAGAATAATTATTGAATCCCAGCTAAATATTCCTATTTTTTTTTTCCTTTCTCTTTTATTACTTCGGCAGTTTCTTTTGTTTCAGGAACCATTGATGTCTGCATAAATTTAATAAACTCTATTAGCTGACCATCTTTTGCAGATAACCCTCCCACTTCATCTATCCAGTCGCAAACGATTACATCGTTAAAATCAATTGGTTGATTTAGTGTTTTGCATCCACTTTCGGCAGATGCTTGGATTATATGCACTATTGTTCCTAATTCAAAAGAACCACTTGATAAAATATTGATTAAGTCTAAAAGAGATTTGTTCTCTAATTCACAAAATCTTTTCATCGCCCAAGTACCCCATTTTAAGGGGATTGTTTTGTTGTTGTCCAGTCTTAATTCAAACATAGGTTATTGTTTATGCGGTTTCAGTTTGTAAAATTGGTGGAACACTTACTACGAATGTTGCAGTAAATTTAACATCATCTGCATCATCTGCTTGTACTCCAAAATCGCTAATAAACACTAAAGAACCAGCACCACCATAAGTAATATCTCCAGAAGTTGGAGTTGCTTTACCCATTTTGATAGCAAATAAAGTCTTTGCAGCGTGAGCAGTGTACAATTGTTGGTAAGAATCCTTACTTGGAGTTCCTGTTTCATCAATTGCAAAACCTTCACAATCAAAAGATTGAGAAAATACTGGACTAGGTGTGTATTCGTTACCACACTTAGAAGTTGCATCAATAGTGTCGTTAGTTGATGTCAATGAGTTTGTAGTTAGACAAGCAACTGGTTTAAAAGTACCATCGTTGTTTATGTCTGCAAGTAGAATATAATCTCTACCGCTTACTTTAGTTTCTGCCATTTTATTTTAATTTTGAGTTATTATTAAATTATAAGTTATTATTGTTCTAAATACATTGTCCAAAGGGTTTAAACCATCTAAATTTCTAATTGCACCTACCACCAAACTTGAAGCATAAAACCCATTTGCTAGGGTTATGTTTGTGTCTGAATTGATTGCATTTAGTATTAAATCGCTTATCGTTTCGGCTCTTTTATAACCAAAGTTACTATTTTTTATGACAATGTCAACATCAATGGTAACTCCATTAGTGTAACTGATTTTGCCTTGTTCTTGGTTTGAAGTTCTGCCACTCATAATGATATACTCATTAGGTGCATTATCAGGTGCAATACCATCGTAAACAGGCAATGCACTTGAACTTGTTAAGTTAGTATAAAACCACTTCTTTATTTCTATATTAGGATTAAGCATTAAATAATTTATTTAGTCTTTGTATAAGTTTGGGTTTTTCCATTTCATAGGCTGGTATTAAAAATGGTTGTGGTCGCATACCTTTTCTTAATATGCTTAAAGCTATTATAAAAGCTAATCCTTTATCATTCTTGCCATTACCAATACCCTTTCGTTTTATCCATAAAGCTAAGGCTTCAACCATATCTTTAAACTTGCCACCACTTTTGCCTTTAAATTGTTGAGCATAAGATGCAAAGTCAGCTGGAACACTTGCTTGTGGCCCTGTGCCAAATTCAACATAAGGAGCATAAGAGGCTTTTGCTTCAACTGAATAAGTTAATTCATTAATCCTATCCTTGTCAATAGAACCTCTTAATTGACCTAAATTTACTGGTGCTAACCTTTTTGCTTGATTCTGTATTTTAATTGCAGATGCGTTTATTTCATTTCCTACATCTTCTTTTAATGCAGTAGTTAAATTATCCAACTTTCCTTCAAGTTGCTTCATTCCACTTAAACTTACTACAAATGCCATTAGAAGTACATTAATATTTCATAAAATCTATATTGATCTTCTACATCCTTAATAGAATGTATTGTATATCTATCGCCTTCTACATCTATTTGGTAGTTATTGTTAATTGTTACACCATATCTGATAAATAACTTAGCAGAACGAGTAAAACTCAATTGAGCCTCTAATAATGCTCTATTTTCGTTTTCAGGGCGAAAATCACCAAATACAACCTCTTGTAAGGCAAAGGTAGTAGTAAAGCCACCTTGCCCATCAGCAGTCCTTGTAGGCACATATAAGCCTATTTCCGTGTACATTGTATTGGCATCCACATAATTTGCTTTCTTGCTTCCTAGTCTCATAATATTGGGCTTATTCTTGTCCAGCGTTGACAGGCTTTCCAAGACTTTTCACAAATACCTGTATTTGAATCTAATCCTCTATTCTCGTAATTGTAAGACACTTGGTCTAAAATAGCAATCTTTAAGTCATTAGGGACAGTTGCATATCCAACCACATAAGTAGCCTTTAAGTTTCTAAGAGGAGGTCTTGTTAGCATAGGGAACTTACCACCTACTAAAGTATAATCGGCAGCTACTATTGCATCGTTATTTTCATCTATTAATGAAGTAAAACTATTAACTGGTCCATAAGGAAGATTAAAACTACCATCAAAATTAGTAAACCAAACAACGGCAGTCTTAGGTATTAAACTCAAGCCTGTGCCTATTTCAATGGCTTCTCTTGCTTGTTTAATCATTAAAGAGATTTGGTTATCATCAACAGAATTAGTTACTCTGCAATACAATTTAGCCTCTGCTAATGTTACAGGTTCCACAACAGTACCTATATCGGTTAAAGTAAAATCTATAATAAAATTAGAATATGCCATACATCTTTTTTACAAATTTACATTATTTATAATAAAAAACCCCCTACTAAATAGCAAGGGGTCTTTATATCTATGTAAGATTAGAACTATACGTTTCCTAAGTCAGCAAAAATAGCTGAAGTTGGTTGCATTAAGTTAATATCTTCATAACACTCGATACGAGCAGTAACCATATTTTGTTGGAAGTTACTAGCATTCTCATAAGAGAACTCAATAGCCATTCCTTCAACCTCAACTCTTTCGCAGAAGTTGTTATCCATAATAAGTACTTTATCATCAGCTACCCAAGATGCAGCAATTACTGGAGTTCCCCAGATTGTCATACCACCATTAGGATTAACTAAAACACTACCAGAACCAGCATAATAACCAGCAGTAATAGTCTCTTTCAATAAACGACCTAATTGAGTTGGAGATACCAAAGCAACTGAAGATACGAAATTCGCACTCTTTTGGTTACCGATATAATCAACTAATTGCTTTAAATCAACAGTTTCAGCAGTTGTAGTAGAACCAGTTGCAGCAGTAGATACAGTTGTGTAGAAAGCAGAGTTCTCAGCTTTGTAGAAATCTCTAGTTAACATTCTAGGTAAAGTTGTGCTTAAGAAAGGCAAACTTCTAGCCATTTGCTTAGAGAAAGTAGAGAAACCAGCGATGTAGTCATTAACTACTTTCACTTCGCTTAATGCGTAGTTATTCTCACCTTTGTTAGAACCTTCAGTTTGAGCAGCAATGTTGTTAGTTGTAGCAGTCTCTTTGTAGAATACATAAAGACCTGACTCACTTCTTACAGTTGGTACTAAATCACGGAAGTTTACTGCTTGACTTGGCAATACAGATGCATTAAGAGCATAAGATGCTTGAGCATCTCCTGTTAAACTTGCAGATAAAGTCATTGACTTTACATCTCTTAAATCTAAACGGAATTTTCCGTTAGACTTCATTTGTTTTTCCATCTCATCCATTTTACCATCTAATTTCTCGATGATAACTTCGTCAAGATGTTTTACTTCACGCTTTGCAGCTTTTTTTGTTGCAGCAGCTTGAGCATCAAATTGTTTTTGTGCTTCATCTTTTACAACTCTAATCTCAGCTTTAGTTTCTTCTAACTTAGCTTCGATGTTAGCTTGAAAACCTTTAAGGTTCTCAGCCATTTCGTTAATTACGTTTTCCATTTTTACTTTTTTAGTATTTTATTAAATTCTTTAATTGCCTTCAGGATTTGTTCATCATTGTTTTTAATTTCCTCGATTATCGGCTCAGGTGATTGCTCGGTCTGAGTGATTTCTTTAACGATTTCAATTTCTAATAATTCTGATTGAATCCTTTTTATTTCAATCTCCATCAACGCAAAGGTCTCATCTGTGAAACGACCACCTTTAAACGCTTTCAAGAGTTTCTCTAGCCTATTTGCTAATTGCTCTTTCTTTACTTCACTTTTAACAGAGATAGTTGGAGTTTCTGGGTTTGCTGCCCATAATACTGCACTACCTTCATAAAGTTTAAGTTCACTTATTGTTCTTATTCCGTTTTTATCTACGCTTGAATTAATTGTGCTAAATCCAATTGAGTGCTGATTGATAAGACCTGCATCGTACATCTTAATCATATCTTCACCAGTTTCAGTTTCTACTATTGGAGTGATTGCGATTAGCATATCTCCCTCAATGTATAATTGCTCAGGCTTACCTATTACGGCTTCCATTTCAGCACAATGATCTACTAAAGACCATATTAAGTTTTTACCTGCTGGACCTCTTTCTTTTAGAGTCTTAGTAAAGGCTTCAGGAACTATAATATCATTATCTAAATCAATGTTTCCTGTTCTAGCCCAAACTGCTTTTACTCTGCGAGTTTCGGTATCAACATCCATTACCTCGTAACCAATATCTTGTTTTTCAACAATAGTATCTTTTGATGCGTATGTTTTCATATTGACAAAGTTATTATTTTTTTTGTTATTCTATTAATGATGCTATAAGTTTTGATATTGATTGACCCATTAAATTTTTTAAGGCATTCCAAATAACTCCTATTCTACCCATTGGAGGATTATCTTCAAGAGTTAAAAGTTTACCATTTGCACCTCTTACTGCCTCATATCCTAGAGTACATCTGCAATTACAAACATTGGCTGCACTTGCTTTTGAATCGCAAGGATGGTCCATTAGTTCATAACCTAATCCTACTTGATTGTTTGGCACTTGAAATTGTTTCTCCATTGGTAGTTTAGTTCCATCCATAATTAAATGGTCGGTATGGTCTCTTGGCTCTCTCCTTGTTCTGTTGTCTCTAGCTGCAATCCATTCTTTTACAGTTACTAATCCAGTTGCAGTTGCTCCCACCATTGAACCTATGTTAGCAGCTCTGCCTGTTTCCGTTCTAGCAATAAGTTCGGCTCTATAATCGGTTATGCCTGAAATTCTAAGCAAGGCAATTGTCTCCGTTAAAGTATAATTCTTTTGAGTTGACTCAATTAAGAATCTTCTTATTTGTTCTTTGGTTGTATTTGTAATATCTGCTGCTAATTGGTCTAAGCCATCATTTTGTAGGACTTGAATAATAGCATACTGAAAAGCATCCGTTTTGGCAGACTTGTACTCCATAGGCACATAAACCCCCTTTACAGACTTTTTAACGGCACTTTCGCTTATTATAGCCATCTTAGTACCCATAGCTAAATGGAGCTTGTAAATGGTCTTTTTAAGGGCTTTGTCGCTAATTTTATTATAGTCTAGCGTACGGCAATAGGTATTCACCTGATTTTGCAGTTCTTTCTTGAACTTAGGCGAATATTGTTTTAATGCGTTGGCATATAGTTTTCTATAATCTTGCCAAATCATTTTATGGGTTTAGGTTGTCAGGAATATTCAAAGGCTGAAATTGGTCAGTAGGTTGCAAAGATGAAGGGATGTAAAG